CTCCCGAAATACCCACAATGCACAAGGCTAGGAAGTACCTTTTTGTCTGCGACAAGACCATTATCATCGTCTAGCAGTCCTTTTTGCTTCCCTTAATCGCACCCTAAACCTCTGGGCAAAACCTTTGTTGCGACTAAACACAACACGTTCACCTATATCACCAAAAGGGAATAATGGTTCATATTGTGCTTTGTCAACATATCTTGCGACTATGCGAATATTCTTATTGTTTCCATATCTTTCCCATATTCCCTCATTAGACTTCCCTGTTCTGCCTCTGGGAATACCTTTGAAATATTTCTTCTTATCATTAATAATCTTGCTATAGGTTGCTCTAGTGATATTGCCATATCTGTTTAATCTAGTATTAGATGTTGGCACAATGATAGATCTTTTCTCTGGAAACCTACTTCCACCAGATATCTGAAACTTTAGATATTTCTCTTGCAATCTATCAATAAAAACTTCAGCAGTAAGATTTCTTTTATTAGATTTTTTATATTTAAAACCTCTTTTAGTAAATGCAGTTGCTCCACCCTTAAATGTGTCATTACTTTCTTTGGGCATAACTTTGCGAGACATATGAAAGGCAACATCATTTAATGCTCTTGATGCTGCAAAAGGTATTTGATTTTTTCCAAAAGCATTCAGCGCTTTAGTTACTGAAGATATATTTGTTGATATGTTTATATTCAATGAATACTCCCTATATCATCTATGTTTAATATCATAACTGTTCCTGTGCAATCACTTGCATCAAATATAGTTTTATAGCATTGGTCGCATTCTATCTGCCCACTAAACTCTACAACATTGCCTAATGTCCATTCAGAACAATATAAGCATCTAACTTTTTCACCAAAGAATTTTACACGATCAACCATAACTAGAATACTACTAGAAAAGCTAATCGTGTCAATAAAACTATAAATCATATAATACAGAATGCCCTCTGCCCTTTAAACATTGGTTTAATATCCTCTGATATGCACCACCCTCTATAATAGGTTTAAATGCCCATCCACCTGCTTTTAAGGTTAGTGAGCGACATTCCATCACATCCCTATCATATAACTGCGCTTTATCCTTAGATGCCCTTAAATCCACTACAGGATTATATGCACAACCACCAACCAATAAAGCTGATATAATTAATATGTTTCTCATTTTACTTCTCCTTTTTTAGTTTAATCCTCTTTCACTTAAATATTCCGATAAGTTACCACCTCGCATTGCAGTTTCTATTTCAATTCTTAACCTATCAAAATTAGTATATGCCCATCGTGGATCATGCTGTAATCTTTCAACTTTAGCCACGATATTATCAATATAATTTAATTGTGCCATTGTAAGTCCTTTTTCTGCCCTTACAGCGACCTTACCATCTTTTTGGTCTGATTGTACCTTGATAGATGTTTTCGGCTTTCTACGAGCTTCTTTTCTGCACCAATTCATATAAAAGGCATTTAGGTTAGCATATTTCTTTTTATTTCCATTCTGCTCATTCCACAATTTTATATCTTCTAAAATTTCTTCTGCATCTAATTCTCTATCAGTTGCATATTTTTTTAATTCATCTGTTAAAACTAATTCTGTAAGTAAATTTTCTTTTTTCTTATTTTTCTTATTTATATTTATATAATGGTTATTATTAATGGTTCGTACGTCACTAGTGTCGTAACCATTTCCCGATTTGTCGTAACCATTTTTTTGGATATGACAATCTGACACGTCAAGGGTGTCGTAACCATTTATCTTTGGAAACGAATAAAGTGACGTTTTATTCGGTCTAAAATGCACTTTTATAAACCCTAATTGAGACAACTTTATTAACTTCCTCTGAACAGTTCTGATAGAACATTCTGATCTTTTAGCCAATAATTCCTGCGATGGATAAGCATATTCAGTTGCATCATTATAAAGATTAGCCAGATTAATCATTATCAGCTTAGAGGTTGCATCACCTATTTCTAAATCAATTACATAATTTATAGCTTTTATACTCAATTATTTTCCCCTTATTATTGGACTTGTTCCAATCACCTTAAACTTATCTATTGGATAATGTGCCACAATACCAAAATCTAAAACATCATTCCGATCTGTTCGACCACCCAACTGCACCTCAAAATCTTCTGTAAAATCTATGTGACCCATAACATCTGCCCAACAAACTAAAAGCAATGTTCTTATCCCTGTAAGCTCTGTTAAACTTCTAGCTGCTTGCACCTTGTCAAGATTAATAAACATAGTCTCATATTTATCTTTATTAAAAACTCTACACTTGACTTCCACAAAAGCATAAATCCTATCTCTTTTATAAAGGGCAAAATCTATTTTTTGAGTAAATGGTAACTTCTTTTTATCTAAGTTATATATCTTGCAAAACTCACTTATCACAGCTTCTTCACGTCTTAAATCAGCTTTACTTTCATACATTGGTCGCTTCATTAAGATTTTTCCTTATTGTTATATAAATCACAAAAATCATCTAATCTCATAACCACTAATGGATCTTTCCTATCAGCAGCAATCACCAGAGCATCAGCTTCGTCAATCCATTCATAGATCTGTTTAAATCCATTACCTCTTTTCTTTAATTCTAGAATGTAATCTTCATTATTTAGATTAGCGATAACATCACCCTTGAGCCACGTTGCACCAGACAAAGGAACACGTTTGCTTTTATGTCGTGGAACTCTAGCTTCTTGACGATCTCACGTTCAAATCTAGCTCCCTTATCTCTTTGCATTTTACCCATTGACCCAATCCCTTAAACCAACTTCTGACTTACTGATATCCTCAATCTTAACAATCATATCAACTGATGGAGTTCTTTGCCCATTAATCCACCTGTTAACAGTTACATTGCTGACACATAAAGCATCAGCAAATTGTTTTTGGGATATGTGGTTGGTGGATAACCAATCTTTAAGTTTCATATTTAAACTCTCCAGTTTCATCTAATTCTTCAGTTGCATAAGCAATTTCAAGAACCTCTTCATAATCACTTTTATCGAATTTCTTATATTCACCCTCAAGAATGCCAATCATAGTGTCTATCAATTCTTCATCTTCTCGTTTCATGCTTTGAAATTGACTTATTGAATTTAGATCATCAACCTTTAATTTTGGATAACTTAATAAAAGATATCGTGCAAATAAATTTCTGTAAGCAAAAATATAACTATCTTGAAATGCTTCAATGCTTAAAGCTACATCAGATAAATCATAAGCACTTTTATTACTTTTCATAATTACCCCCTATCCAAACACTACTAATAAAAACCAAGCAAATCCAAACAACATAAATAGAAATGCTAACTCTAAAAAATAAATACCAAAGTTTTTTATAAATTTAATCATTTTGTTTCTCCTATAAAAAAAGGAATGCGCTTTATGCGCACTCCTATTTTGCTCCTTGTAAATAAGTAGTGTTAGTATGCCAATTAAATGGATGTGGTCTGCCAGATCTACTGTAATACCAAGCACTAGGATATTCGATATACTTTCTATCAGTAAGATCTATTTCTTTAGAAAAGTTATCTTTTAAAAAATTAAGTGCTTCTCTTTTACTAGTAAACCATTCTGGTCTATTCTCACCTAGACCTTGTTTTAGCTCATCATAAGTATCAGCAGTAGTAATAACCCATCTCTTAGTTGATTGTTCTTTCCATACTAAATTTAACATTTTGTTTCTCCTTGTTTCTGTTTATAAGTGGATTATTACCGATTTGGTTATCTATGTCAAACATAAAAATATCTTTTTTGTAAATTATTTTATTGATTTTAAAAAAATAGTCATTAGTATCCTAGTTATGAGTGACAATAATGATATCGGTTTAGAATGGTTAAGTGTTGATTTAGATCACCTTAGTCCATCACAATTATTAACATCTACACCTAGTTGGATATTTAAATATCTATACTTAGGTAAAGATAGACGCAATATTGTAGTAGGTGAGAATGCTGCACTAGGCTCTGCTGTGCATAATGCTGTTCAGAACGTATTATGTGGCATCCCAACATATGATGCGACCAGAGAAGCGCAAATTGAATTTGATATGCACGATGCTAATGAAGATGCAGCAAAGCGCATTAAATATCGTGGTATTATCCCACAAATGGTTCAAAATGGTGTTGATGTATTATTAGAAAATGGTTTTTTTGCAGCTATACCGGAAGAAAAAATAACTACAAGATTTGATGGTGTTAATGTTGACATTATTGGTTATGTGGATTTAGTTGTGCCTAAAACGATCTTCTGCGAGATGAAGACCAAAGCACCTAGAAAAACAAGATTATTAAAAGATGGTTCTCAAGGATGGTCAAAAGGTTCACTTCCTAAAGCACCAGAAAAGAACCACGTTATGCAATCAGCTATTTATCATCATGCATTAAAGATAACTCCATCTATATGCTATATAAATGAAGTTGAAGCTGTATTATATACACCCTTTAATTGCGATGAATTAAAAGCAGATAATCTAGCTAAATGCCTTGAGGAAATGAGACAAAAAGCATTAGTTAGACAAAATCTATTGAAGTTTAGCGATGATCCAAAAGTCCTAGCTTCAATAGTTGATCCAGATTGGGATCATGCCTACCAATGGAAACTAGAAGATGAATACTTACAGAAAGCGAGGAAATTATGGGAGTTCTAGTAGATGAAGATGGTGTTTTCAAAAATCAAGAAAACAAACAAAAATTTTTAATTAGAGCAATAGGTCGATTTAGAGCAGAAGCTAAAGTTGATAAATCTGGTAAAAATCCAATGTTTAAATCAGAATATAATACTTTAAATGATGTTCTAAATGCTTTAGATAACATTCAGCAATATGGTTTAGATTTTATTCAATATGTTTCAATAGATCATTTAGTCACCAGAGTTATGCATATAGAAAGTGGTGAGTACTTTGATAGTATGATGGAGCTTAAAACAGAAAAAGAGACATACCAGTCATATGGTTCATGTTTATCGTATTTAAGGCGCTATGCTTTGCTTACAATGCTAGGTCTTAGATCAGCAGATGACGATGGAAACAGTTCGCTTAGAGGTCGTGGGATTTCTCCCCTTGTTTCTCATAAACCTGCGACCTCTGGGAACACTAGCAGCTCCTCCCAAGTTAGTGTTCCCACTAAAATTAGCTTAAAAGAAGAATTAGCCAAATGCAAAACAGTTAAAGAAGTTAATGCATATTGGGTTAAAAACTTTTCTGCAAAGGGAAAACAAACAACTGATGCAGAATTAGAATTATTCACAAATAGGAAACAGGAGATTAATAATGAATAATTGTGTATTTGATGGAAGATTAGCTAGAGATGCTGAACTTAAAGACTTAGGTGAAAACAAGGTCTGTAATTTCTCAATTGGCTCTAATGTAGGTTTTGGTGATAAGCAAAAAACCTTATGGCTAGATTGTTCTATTTGGGGTCGCAGAGGTGAAGCTCTAAATGATAGCCTAAAGAAAGGGCAACAAGTCTTTATCTCTGGTGAATTATCTACAAGGGAATATGAAAAAGATGGTGTTGCTAAAACTGCCTTATCTTTAAATGTTCAGAGTTTATCCTTTGGCGCATCGTCAAGAAATGCTGAAGATAAAACACTTTCTAATTCAACTGAATTAAATGATGAGATACCTTTCTAATGAATAAAAATGAGTTATTAGATGCTTGTAAAGTTGCCCTTAATAGTCGAGGGCAACATTATGGCAAGGTATTAGAAAACCATAGCCGTATAGCTAAAATATGGTCTTTAATACTAGGATTAGAAGTGACTGAAGAACAAGTTGCTCTTATGATGGTTGGATTAAAGGTTGCTAGATTAATAGAAACACCAGATCATCAAGATAGTATTTTAGATATAGCAGGTTATGCAGCAGTTATGAGTGAATGTATTGAGGAAAAGAAGACCCAAAAAAGTACCGATAAGCAAACAGAGGGATATCTTTGGCACAAGAATTAAGCGAATTAAAAATTGTGTTTTTTGTGAAATTGGTATTGACTTAGATGAAGATATATTTGTTGCAGATGGTCGTGGTGATCTTCTGCACTTTACTTGTTTTAATGAAAGATTGGAGGCATTTAATGAGGGAAAAAGTTTACAGAGGGATAAAGAGAACAAAGGAACAGATTGAAGAACAGCACCAAAGATTTAGTAGGTGTTATAAATGTGATGTAGAATTAGAACCTATAAAAGTTCCCAGAGTACAACCTAGAATGTGCAATAAATGCAGAAGAAATGCTAATTATAGTGATGCAGAATTAAAACAAATTCCTAAAATGCTACAAAAACAAAATGCTAAAAGGGATGATCTTGAAGAAGAAATGTTTGAAGATTGTCCTGTAGCAATAGCTGAATATGAAAAAGAAAAGGGTGTTGGGCATAAATGGTTTACACCAGTTAAAAGTTCTGGTGGTTCTATGCTATCCACAATGATGTCATCAAATCCCAACAATTATAAGCATAAAGTAGGCTCTGCTAGAGATGGTGTTAGATATAAAAGAAAAGACCTATAATGGCGCACCTTGACAACAATCATCAATGACTGAGTGACATAATACACATTGTTCATGCCCACCAACATTAACTGTTTGTAATGCACCTTGACATCTAGGGCATCTAGGCAAGCAATGAGTGATTGTTTCTATCCACTCTTCACCAAAACCTTTTTCACCTTTTTTATCTTCCTTATCCCATTCTTTTTTTAGGTTTTCCCACTCACTCATTTTTCTTCCTTTTTCTTGCTAAAATTAACACCTAAATTCTTAGCTGCTCTTTCAC